GCAATTTTCGGTGAGGGTGACCTTCCAAGGTCAATTACGGTAATTCTGGCTATGTCCTCATCCGGGGACAAAAGCCAAAGTCCGGGTCATGCGTCTGAAACGCACAACTCGTCCGGTCCAGCCAACTGGGAAACCAGGTTGGCAGTATTTTCGAGCAGGCTCCCTAATGGCATTCCCGCCTATTAGAGTGGTAAGTGGCATTGGGTCGGATACCCAATTAAACACCGCTTCCCACCTGTTCTGACTGTACGACTGGACAGTGCTACGCTGCCCAACCGTTGATCCAGAAACGCCACCAGCTAACGCGATTTGGATATAAGCTTTAGCATTTCTCACGTAGAAATGCGAGACGACTCGCCTTTTGGGTCTGTCATCGATTGAGTCATACTGTACAGCATGCTCGATCTGCTCACCATCCAGATTTACGTCGCTCGTGGCGATAGACCGAGACGCCTTGTTAGGGCGCCACGGCCTATACCAATCGCATCCTTTCAGTGGCCCGACTATTAGCCGGGAGGGTTGATAAGACCCTTTTTCGTGCCATCGGATTCCAGCTTTCGTGGACTCCCAGAGGGGCACCGCATTGCGGCACCTAGCTGGTAGTTTACGCCAGATGAAACCGAGGGTAATGGGAATAGGTATCTCCCATTGAGAAGACCACCAGAGGAGACGATTAAAGAGAGAAAGGAGATCGCCTGAGTCATCTAGCTTTTGACAGTAGATGCCCCGAACGTTCGCCCCGCGGAACCAGTCAGATCCGCAACTCTCTCTGAACGGACCGTCGCCGAAAGATTTTTCAGTGTTGGGCGCGAGCCCTATACTGAGCATGAGGGATATCAAATCCTCATAGGCTATCTTAGGCACGATGATATCGTCCCCAAAAGCCGCCACGTGTCTAAGCGCAAGGTGAAGATCCGTCTTGTCAAATCTCAGCTTGGTAGCCGAGGTAACAGTCACGGACCTAGCGAGCGCGTAGAAAACGAGCGTCTGTAACGGGAACGTAAAACCACAGCCCATCGTCGAGAAAATACCCATGTGGTGGGCATTCCCTTCAACCATAACAACCTTATCACGAGCAGCGATCATAGCTTGCCAGATGTTCGGCAAGAATCTGAAAAGCCATCGGATGAGATTGTAGTAGAGAGAATCAGACGCGTCGGATAGATCAATTGTACAGGGGTGGACTGCTTCCTCGAGTTCATCGAGGGGCGGCAGCGAACCGAGCCGTGCAAGTTCTCTGTTCCGATCGGACTGATCCTCAATACACAAACCAAGAGAGGTCAACACTTGTTCCAAGGCAATGCCTATGGAACGCGCAATTAAACCACCCCCGTTCGTTGGTATGACGATCGACCTATCCGTTTCGTTGTTTTTTGGAACGGATGACCACTTAGCTGCATTGTGGATGATAGGAGGGCGATGCCATCGCTGGCGCTCGTCCTCAATGGGCCTTAACCCATTACGGTCGATCATAGTATACCACAAATACAAACTCGTCTCAGATGGAAAGAGGAGCGGGCCATCGAAGGCCTTTGCGTAGAGATCGTTGTACTCAGATCCCAACGCCGAACCACTTCCCACCGCAAACTGAGATGCGACTAGAGCAGGATTGCTCCACTCGCTGTCCAAAGGCTCCAACACACGAGTCAGGAATGACCGTGCTTCACCTAACGACTCATAGAGTTCATCAGGCAGGAAACCAAAGCCGGCATCTGTTCTATCGTTCCACTGAGCGCATATCCGATTCCGACTAAGGAAACGGTCACGCGCAGTAGCCGATCGATCAGACGCCGACCAAGAAGTGAGCGCCGTCTTGCCAGTGTACTTCTTGCGAAGTGCTTTGCGCTGGGCGTCAATTGCTTTTTGGACTGTTTCGTCTCCACACGTGGAGGCGAACGCGTCGAGTTCTTCATGCAGGTGGACCTCTATCAGGTCAAAGATACTCACTGATACTCCTAGGTCCTCAGGGACCGTTTTGATGGGGTGTTAAGCGTGAGTCCAGTTGAAGTCAGCTTACTTCAATAAGCCAGTGGTAACCAGGTCGTTCAACCCATTAGCGTTGGAGAAAATGAAACCTCCAAGCATGGATAAAGCAGCCTTAAGCTCCTCTGGATCATTGGTAGTAAGTTCCACACCCGTGGGGACACGCATGCGGAGGTCGAAGATGATTTGCGTTTCAGCTGAAGCGCCGGCGATGGAACCATTGATGGTTGCGCCTTTAACCAACTTCACCCTGAATTCATTCACAGGTAGTTGCGGATACTGACCCGTCAGTGCGCTCGCGCGCGGGAGGGTCTTAATCTGCACTGGCCGCGAAACATCCAGATAGAATGGAGAAGAGATGCTATGCGTCTCCACGTTCGTCTGGGTGCCACCTAACGTTGTGACGACAAAGCGCCGGATATTGGATGCCGGAGCTTGATCTTCAACGAACGTGTAGGTCGGGGTTGTGAGCCCCGTCACGGTTGCGCCTGTTACTGGGGATGATGGTGCGAATGACATAAAGCCTCCCGGCTTTGGGTTATTTAAACCATCCGTGCCCTGGGACAAAGACTGGTTTGGTTGGAGGAGTGTTCCCGATGTTCTGGATACCAACAGCTATTGCATTTAGTGCCTGGGTGATCGCAGGAGGCGATCTAAGTGTTATCCCTGGCATTTCAATGAGAGCTGCGGGTGTCCGAGACCACTGGAACTTTTTAGATCTCACCTCGGCCTGAGTGGCGTACAGTTGTGTAAAGATCCCCGCTTGAGGCGAGGGCATGACTGTGCGCGTTATCGACGCCTCCTTAACGGTTACTAACCATGCATTTGACAAATGCATGTAACCATTCGAGTAGGCACCGACCAGGTCACCGAGATTGATGGCGTAATCTATCAGCCACGAGTATGGCATTAGCTCCCATAGGGCAGGTATGACATTCTGAGGGGCAACCCCAGAACGGACACCTATACCAGGAAGCGACATATCCTGTGCGTACAAAGTACCACCCATTTTAAGCGAGTAATGTTTAGAGGAACGGTCGTTCCCCTTGAATTGAAGCGCTGTATATGGAGTACTTTGGAAGTCGGAAAATGCTGCGTTAGACGCACTAGTGATAGCTGCGTTGGCAGAGACTTTCCGGAATCGTCGCACATCGTCATGAATAGCAGCAAGTGTTTCCGCTGCTGATCGCACGTCGGCAATCGTCGGTTGGATACCGAACGACCACGATAACCAAAACTCGGAGATTAACTTACCAAGACTGACAGCACGGGAGGCTTTTGACCCCCCACCACCAGCTACCGCAGAACGGATCTCTTTAATTAGGTCCTTGTGACCTTTGTCGTAAGCATCGGACACTTTCTTCGCGAAAGCGCCTATCTCATGACAGGTCTCTCGGGCTTCACCAAGAGCGGTAAGCATATCGCTGACTTGCGCCCTGTAACGTTCACCTAGCTTGGTAAACGCAGAACTGTAGCATTCGCTATAGTAATCAGGGTACGCGCCAACGGTAGCAGGAGGAGGAGTGTAGACGCCGGAAATTTTCTTTTGTCCCGGAATCCGCATCAACCAATTGCTACTCGATACAACCTCATTACTGTCTTCCTGGCAGGTAGCGTTGCGACAAGGCGTTACGGCACCCATTCGAGCGTAGAGCTTGAATTGGGAGTCGCGTTCGCCCGATCGGTAGCGCGTGCCCGCCGACATGGAGTAATCCTGCAAAACCTGG